CGGGTGTTCGTGATACAGCTGTAGAGACTCTAATGAGCGTAAAGTGAGGTTAAAATGTATTATATGTTCAGTAAAGACATGCTCAAAGTTGCTGCAAAAGCAATAGTGGTAGGTGGTATTGCTCTAGGTATTGCATTGCTGTTAGGTGCTTGTGGTAATACGATATCGGGTGTCGGTAAAGATATCAGCGATGTTGGCGCAAAGGTGACAGCATGGCAAAATTCAAAAGAAGAGGTGAAAAATGAAGTATCCAAGTAAGGTTGCACTATTAAGTGCTGTTAGTTTATTTGCGTTGTCGGCTTGTTCGTCAACACAAGACAAGGCGATGCCTGGAACTAATAACGCTGTGAACGTGACCTATGAATATAAACGTGATCGTGTTCAAGAGCAGATTGATAAAATCCCAAGTTGGTTCAAAGAGCAACCAGAGGATAATGATAATATCTTTTCTGCTGGGACAGCTGTCACACCTGATCTACAATTTTCGATTGATGCGGCAGTGTTGAACGCAAAAGTCATTCTTGCAGATCGTATCAACTCAAGAATGCGTAGTCAAGCAAAACAGTTTAAGGCGAAAGTCGGTTCTGGTGATCTTGATGCTGCTGTAATTTCAGAGTTTGAACGTGCGGTCAAAAATATTACTGCCGATACAGATGTGTCTGGTTATCACATGGCAGAGGTAGAGGTTGTTCCACACGGGACACAATACCGTGCGTTTGTCTTGTTAGAGTATTCTGACTCAGAGGCAAGAAAAATTCTTACTAATCGTTTGCGTAAGGATGAAATGTTATTTAATAAGCTGAGGGCAACCAAAGCTTGGAAGGAGTTGGATCAGAATGCTGAAAAGCAAAAACAAGACGATGATGCTCGCCGCAATCGTGAGTTGTCTACTCTTAATTCCAAACCAAGTCAAGGCACTTGAGCCTATCAGCACTGTTATAGGTATTGTTGCAGGCCCCATATTCTGTAAAATGATAGAATGTAAAAAAGTGGAGAGTAACTATCTTTTTGTGGAACAGCCTGAAAAAAATAAGAAACGGTTAGCTGAAATGCGTAGTAACTTCAAATGGGGGGGTTACTACGAAGATGGCGATTGTGTAAATTCTTACAATAAAAAGCTTGACAAACGTATCAACACATGTTATATTGAAGGAAAGTGGAGAGTGATTGATGATTAAAACATTTATGTTGCTTCTTGCCTTCACGGTCACTGACCCAGAAGGTGAAGTTAGAGATGAAAAGGTTCATGTCCTGTCCCGACACTTCGACACTCAACTAGAATGTAAACGGTTTGTTGATAACTGGGAAGATACAATCAGAGACAGAGGATTGTCAACTGTTCAAGGTATGTTGGCTGATGGGTGGCAAGTTGAGTTGACCCACGTTGGTTGCACCTTGTCACCTGTATTGGAGTAGAAAATGAGTGGTATGCATATGTTGCCTGTGTATTACACAACAACAAATACACGCAAACGTAAAAAGAGTAAGAAGACTCAAAGTCAGATTGCTGCTGAAAAGGAACATGAAAAGTTTCTCAAGAAAATGGGTATCGGCTCTCGTAGCTCAGTTGGATCAGAGCAACGGTCTTCTAAACCGTGGGTCACAGGTTCGAGTCCTGTCGAGAGCGCCAATAAACGGAGCGTAGCGCAGTCTGGTAGCGCATCTGGTTTGGGACCAGAGGGTCAGAGGTTCAAATCCTCTCGCTCCGACCAATGTTTCTATGACCCATCTTCTGCAAAGAAAGAAGAGAAGGTTTATACTGGAGATGAGATTATTGGGATTGCACAGATGCATAAATCTAATGCGGTGCCAGTGCGTGGTAAAAAACAAGCAACAGAGGTTGCTAATATGAGGCGAGGATGACAAAAGTTTGGGAAGATAACTTAAACATGTTAGTCCCATTTTATCTGATGGCATCTTATGCATATTATGAAGAAGATGATCCAATTATTTCTGATGCTGAATATGATACGATTTGTCGTATGCTTGATGAGAATTGGGATACGGTGGAACATAGTCATAAGTGGTGTGTAAATAAGGAAGATTTGAAAGCTGGTACAGGATATTCTTTAAAATATCCAGACAGAGTTAAATATGCGACAAAACATTTTAGAGAGGAATTAAAAAATGAAAGTTGAAGTTCGTAATAATAATGTTGATGGGGCATTGCGTGTCCTAAAAAAGAAACTGCAACAAGATGGTTTGTTCAATGAGATGAGAAGAAAAGAGTATCACGAAACTAAAGGTGAAAAACGGCGAAGAGAGAAAGCTGCTGGTCGTCAACGATGGTTGAAGGACAACAACAAAAGGTTAGATGAGTATGGATTCTGAAAATAGAAAAGAAGAGATTGAACTCAAACCACATGAGATTGCATCAAAGACGGTTACACCCACTCATACCATTGATTGGTATATAAAGTGGGTATCGTCAATTATTCTCATAGTTGGCATGGTTCTTACTGCAAACAATTTATTCCCGTGGAATGTTCTTGTGCAGTGTTTGGGTATCGCTGGTTGGTTGATTGTCTCTGTGATGTGGAATGACCGTGCGTTGATTATTGTCAATGCGGTTGGAGTTGCCATTCTTTTGAATGGTTTTGTTGGTTACATGTTAGAAGGATAAATAGTAACATGGCACGAAAGATTAAATCGAAGACAGACAACTCTGGTTGGACTGATCCCTCTAAGAAAAAGAAGGTTCGCAAGAAACGCAAACCTATGACAGAGGAACAGAAACAAGCAGCGGCAGAGCGTCTCGAAAAAGCAAGAGCAGCCCGTGCTGCAAAAAATCCTAACTATGGCCAATCTGGTATTCATGAGAGTTTGCGAGACTTACCAGATGATGCGCCCATCAATCCAAAGAAAGTGAAACAATGGATAAAGACGCAAAAAGAACTTGCATCTATGGAGCGCAGAAACGAGAAAGCTAAAGTAAAAGGTGCAACTGCTAGAAGATCATCTCATGAGGGATATATTCGTAACATGCAAAAATATCTACGAGATGGTGATTGGATTGACTTATTTTATGGTGAACACCAAGAGAAAAAGATAGGATACATATGTAGAGGGCAAGCATATTATTGGACAGGTCCAAAGAAGGGTGAGCCAAAATTTAATGTTGGAACTTACTACCCAATGTTAGGAACAGTTTATTCGCAAGAGATGTATGACGCAGATAATGGAGTAGAAAATGCCGATGTGCAAAAGACCAAAAGAAGAAGCAAACGTAATAAAGGGCCCGTGGAAGCAAAGGTCAAAAAGAGAGGTCGTGGTTCCAGACGTTGATGTCGTTGCTATTCAAGAAAACATGATGTTTGCTGATGACTTGACTGAAAGTCTATTGGTGCAAATGATACACACGATGAGTGAGAACGGTGTAGATATATCCTCAAAAAGTTTCATCAAGGATATATCATTTGTTGTTGAGTCCGTTAAGGGTGCGATTTATAGAGACATGGATTTGTTTCATCCCATGAGTGGAATCATGGAAACTTTAACAGAGGTCACAACTGATGACAATAATACGCCGCATGGAAAACTTAATATAGAGTTGATTGAGAAACTCTCCATAAAAAAAGATGAGGGTGAAGAGGGTCCAGAACCAGCTTGAGGTTATAATGAAAATTGAATTTTATGAGCCTTTTAGTCCAGTTATCATGGAGACAAAGGTTCCAACTAAGTTTGTTAATATAATGAATACAATTGGTGATGCAGTTTTGTCTGATGAACAAAGAAGCATACAGTGGGACCATTCATCAGAGCTCGTTGGTAAAGTTCACAAAGAAATAAGAATTCCTGCTCCCAAAGGTCAGGATAAAGAATTTTTATTCAAGACCATGAAACAGGGATGTGTTGATTATCTGAAACATATTGTTAAGAAGAATAGAGCAAAAAAATGGCTATCTATCAATGGGCGTAGAAACGTATCACCAACCACGAAAAATATTCATCTGAGGGATAGTTGGATTGTTAGTCAATATGCTGGAGACTATAATCCTTATCACCATCATAGTGGAGATTTTTCAGCTGTAATATATTTAAAGATTCCAGAGGGTATGGATGCTGAGTGGGAAGAGGATTTTGCTGATCATTATCCATGCAACGGTTTGATTGAATATGCGTTTGGAGAAAATCTAGATTTACGTTCAGAGGCAATCAAATTCAAACCAGAGGTGGGAAAGTTTTTAGTTTTTCCATCATATTTAAAACATTTTGTATATCCCTTCAAGTGTAAGGGTGAGAGAAGAAGCATGAGTTTCAATGCTGACATGAGGTTACAATGATTTTAGTGGATATGAACCAGATTAGTCTGGCAAGTGTGATGATGCATTTAAACGTAACAAAACGCACTAGTGTTGATATGGGTATGGTTCGACATATGATACTCAACTCTCTTCGTATGTATCGTCAGAGTTATTTTAGAGAGTATGGTGAACTCGTAATATGTTATGACTCCAAACATTACTGGAGAAGAGAATATTTTCCAGAATACAAAGCTGGAAGAAGGAAGTCCAGAGAAACATCTAGTCACGATTGGGATGATATCTTCGAGTGTTTAAACACTATCAAAGCAGAGATAAAAGACAACTTTCCCTATAAAGTTCTAGAAGTTTATGGCGCAGAGGCTGATGATATTATCGCTACATTGTGTGGTGAGTTGGAGTTTGATAATGGTAAGACGCTTATTCTGTCTGGTGACAAAGATTTCATTCAGTTGCACAAATTTAAAAATGTGAAACAATATAGTCCCATCACGAAAAAGTTTATCAACGGTGAAGACCCTGATGAGTATTTGTATCAACACATACTCAAAGGTGACTCAAGTGATGGCATCCCTAATGTCCTGTCACCAGACAATACTTTTGTTGATGGGTTGCGTCAAAGACCCTTGAGTAAAAAGAAAATAGCAGAGTGGGCTGGTCCCTTATGTGAGCAGTTTTTACCAAGTGACGAGGCGAAAAGAAATTATCAGAGAAACAAAAAACTGATTGATTTGAAAGAGTCACCAGACGAGTTGCATCTTGAGTGCATAAAAGCATATCAAGACGCTCCAGAGGGTGACCGTAGTAAACTACTAAATTACTTTATAAAGAATAGACTAAATGAATTGATGGATAACATAGGAGATTTTTAGTTATGGCTTACACACCACTCTTTTCAGAGATTTTAGATAAAGTCGCAAAACTCAAGACTAAAAAACAAAAGGTTGAGTTTTTAAGACAACACAACACTGATGCACTTCGCATGATTTTGAAGTCATCTTTTGACCCAAAGATTGTTTGGCAGTTACCAGAGGGCGAAGTTCCCTTTTCACCTAATGATGCCCCAGAAGGAACGGAGCATACTGTTTTAGCGATGGAGGCTAGAAAGTTATACAACTTTATTCAAGGTGGTAATAATGCGCTTACTCAAAACAAACGTGAGATGATGTTTGTTCAATTATTAGAGGGGCTGCATCAAACGGAAGCGTATATGCTTGTTGATGCAAAGGACAAGATTCTTCACAAGAGATATAAAGGTTTGTCTTCAGCTGTTGTCAAAGAAGCTTTCAACTGGGACGATAACTATATGCTTGTGGACAACAACAATCCAGAGTATGAACAGTATGCTCGAAGAGCAAACGTCTGAGATTGATTTTTTAGAACACCTCGCCTTTGATCTTTTTCAAGATGAGTGTTTTGAAAAATCTGCTTTGTGTTATGAGAGAATGATCAAACTTGATCCAGACCGTGCAAAGTCATATTACAACTTAGGAGTTGTCTTGCATGATTTGGGTCACTTTGATCACTCACTTATTTGCTATGAAAAAGCTAGAGAGTTAGGATATGACTCGTCTAGAGTTAATCTTAGTATTGGAATGCACTTTCTAAAGTTGCGTGATTTTAAAAATGGTTTTGACCGTGTTGACTTGAAATCAAACGGTGCATGGCGTCTTGGTAAAAATTATGATGTTCATGGAGATAGGTTGTCAGACATAGAGTTGTGGCAAGGACAAAATCCAAAAGGAAAAAATATACTGGTTTACAGTGAACAGGGCTTTGGTGATAATATACAGTTCAGTAGGTATCTGCCAGAGTTATTACGATTGTGTGGTGATGTTACCTTTTTGTGTTATGATGCACTTGCGCCTGTGCTAAGAAATAGTCATGTGTTTGATGACATAGATGTTTTGGATAGTATCGGCGAGTATGTGATTGACCTTGATTACAGAGTGCCCCTATTGAGTGTTCCTAGATTGATTGGTGCGACTTTTGATGGTATACCACTTGCGAGTGGATACCTCACAGAAACTCACAACAAAGATTGGGGTCTGTCAAATGACAGATTAAATGTTGCAGTCGCATGGGAGGCAACCAAGAGAGACACAAGAAGAAGTATCTCCCCTGACCTCATTCAAAATCTGTGCGATAATCCTAAAATCAACTTCATAGATATACAGAGAGGTTCTAACCATGATATTGATGGTGTGATGCGTGTTGGTGACAGGATACATGATTTCACTGACACTGTAGACATAATATCTCAATGTGACCTTCTAGTGTCCACTGACACAGCTATGACGCATGTAGGGGGTGCTCTAGGGGTTCCTACACACCTTTTACTCCACTATTCTGCTGATTGGAGATGGTTCACCCGTGACATGGACCACAGCCCTTGGTACGAATCAGTGTCTATTTTTAGACAAAAAACACCCAAAGATTGGATATCACCGATAAATGAAGTCAAAAAAAATTTCAATATCCTTTTAAATCAATGACTTAGATGCTAAAATTTATCTTGACAATGCCACCCCCATATGCGATAATGTATATAGTGATGATGAACAAGAGGTTCAGATGATTGGTGTTGAAGTTACTGGTGGTTTGAAGAGGGACCGTGAACTGGCGGAAGAGATTGTCTGGTGGTGCATGGATATGCTTTTACCTCGCCATCGTGTTCTGGACATTGATGTTAAGTTCACCAAGACTTTCGAGGAAGGTGCCCAAGGGTTCTGTTATCAGGAAGATGATGACCGTGACTTTGTGATTGAGGTTGACCATCGTTTGAGCCGCACTGTCAATAAAGAAGAGTTTATTGAGTGCATCATACATGAGATGGTTCATGTTTGGCAGGGTGCTACTGGTCGGATCAAAGACAAGTTTCGGGGTGGATACAAGAAACTCTGGAAATGTAAAGACGGTAAGTATCGGAACTATCTGAACACTGCCTACGAAAAACAGCCTTGGGAAGTCGAAGCCTACAAGATGCAGGGTCCGTTGACTAAGGCATTCATGGAAGAATACGAAATTAAGTGTTGACAAACTCCCTTGAATGTGCGATAATGTAAATATGATGAGAGAGGAACTTGACATGAATAACATCGACATTGTTGATATGGATATCCTCAGAGATGAAGCACTCGCTGCCGAGGTTGCCATTGCTGACTTTGAGGGATTAGTTGGTGATACCATTTACACATACGGTGCTAGTGACCGTGAAACTGCTTTGCGGTGGTTGACCAGTGAAGAGACGTTCTATGTAAAACAGGATGTTGAGCATTGGGTGTTCAACCGTGGTTTCCTGTTCACTTCTCACGGCAAAGCTGTCGTAGAAGAGTTGATGAATATTGTAACTTTTAAGGAGTTTGATGATGAGTAAGATGAAAAACTACATGATGGACATCGAAGAGTTCTGTGATGGGTACGCCTTTGGTGGTGACGAGTGCGACTTCGATGAAGTCGTTGCTGCAGTCGATAAAACCTTTCGGTCAACCATGGCAGGTGACTATGCGATGGATTATCTCAAGAGGCAATACGGCGAATGAAGGAACTCATAACCGCCGGACTTCTTTTTGTATTTTCTCCCGCACAAGCGGCAGAAAACAATATCGTTTGGAATGATGATAAACATATGCAATGTCTCGCTATGAACATGT